ATTGTGTAGCATTCACCGTGACGATTCTTTGCGATAATCAATTCGGCTTCTTCTTGCTGGAGCTTCTCACCTGAATAGTATGCCGGGCGGAATGGGAACATCACAACATCCGCATCTTGCTCAATAGAACCACTCTCACGGATATCACTCAGCATAGGTCTCTTGTCCGCTCTCTCCTCACATTTGCGTGATAATTGAGCCAACACTATCACGGTGATGTTTAGTTCCTTAGAAAGCAATTTTAAGTTTCGGGAAATTTCTGCAATCTCTTGTTCCCGGTTTGTTTTTGTTCCTTTGATTAACTGGATGTAATCAATCACCAACAACTCAAGTCCGTGTTTCGCTTTGTGAATCTTCGCTTTGGATTTGATTTGTTGAATACTGCAATTCGGATCGTCATCAATGTAGAATTGCACCGTCTGATTGTTGGCTGAATTAATTAATTGCTGAACTTCAAACTCACGAAGGTTTGCATTGCGAATCTTCCAATTGGCAAGGTCGGTGATTAGCGACAAGTATCTTTTGACAAGTTGCTCGTTGCTCATCTCCAGCGACAAGAACAAACCCTTTCCACCAATCTTGGCGAAGTCATACATCAGCGACAAAGCGAGTGCCGTTTTGCCTTGTCCAGGTCTTGCAGCCATCACAATCAAATCACCGTTATTCCATCCACCCAATACTCGGTCAAGTCCTGCCCATCCCGTTGGTCTTCCCGTGAGTTTGTCACCTCTTTGCACCGCTTCGATAATAGCATCAACCGTCTTGTTGGTAACTTGGGTAATCGTGACCGGATCATTGATGGTTGTGAACTTGGTGTTGTCGACCATTGTCTGAACATTGGTGAGAATCTCTTTCAAGTCCGAAGTCAAATCCAAGTTGGTGATGTTCTCAATAAATTGTTTTTTGAGATACTTGTGTTCAAGTGCTGGAAGGTGAGAACTGATGTTTGGCATTCCATAAACATTCTGCGTGAGTTTGACGATAGTGACCATCTCAGCACGGCTGAACTTCTTTCCCAAAGTTAGAACATCAATCTCATCGTTATTGATGTACATCTCCAACATTGATTCAACAATGCGTTTGTTTAGGTTGTTTTCAAACCATTGCGATTTGATTCTCGGCAACATTGCACGAGTTTGATCGTAGAATAGTAGTTGACCAATTATGTAGTCCTCAAGTTCGTTCGTCATATTCCTTCAAAGAAAACACTTTTCGGTTGATAATTTGTGGACTACTTACATTATTTGAAAGATTATTATTCTTCCAAGTCCTGACCGCTGCCTTCCAATTCTTCATTTTGTTTTTACCAACTAACCATCCGTTACTTTCATAATAGTCAAACCATTTTTCAGATACATCATTCATCCCAATTTCCAACATATAGTTTTTAATTTCAACAATGGATGGTTTGATAAAAACATCCCTATTTACTTTTATATCTTTTACAGTAGCATTGACATTTACATTATCAGCTTTTTTGGGTTCTTGAAAAAAGGGTTGGGTTATTTGGGTTTCTTCATCCTTCTTTGGTCTACCACCTTTTGCACCATTAAACTTTTGTTTTTCAATGTAATCGTCATATTTACGCAAATCCCTCTTCAGTTGCGTTTTAATGGGTTCAAATGCGATGGTCAATAGTAAGTCATCACACGGTGGATTTTCATCGTTTACATAAGCAAAGATGTGTTTGATTAATTTACCCGCAATTTCATCAGGTAGTTTGTTGAATACTCCTTGCTGGTCGCAGTAGAGTATGAATGAAGTTTTGTCTTTTGCCATAAAAAAAGCCCCATCAAATTAGTGCAGTAAGAGTGCGACTAATTCAACAGGGCAATAGTGGTTTAACTTTCGGAATCTCTTACATTCCAGTTAACGCTTCAAATATAATCTTTTTAATCTACATTGCAAAAACATTCAAACGATGGGTCATCATCCCACAACCCAAGTTGCGATTGTGCCTTGTCTTTAATTTGTTGGTAACTGATTTCCTTTTTGAATTGATGTCCGCTTTGATTCTCAATATCAATCCACCAATCTAACAATTCGGGTTTCTCCTTTGCAATAATTGACAACTTGCCTTTGCCTTTCAAGAAACACCCATCGCAATTTCCGTATGGTTCATTCACCATCAAATCAAATGGTTGTTCTTTCCACCAGCTCAATACTTCTTGCTTGGTCGTTTTCCATTTAACCAAAGGAAGTTCAACATCTAAATCAGTTGCGTTGATCTTTGCCCACCTTCTTGGTTCATCATACCTGATTCCATTGAAAGATGTGTATTGTTTTATTCCAATTGATTTCAAATATCTACGCAATGTCTCAATTTTTAATTCCATCGTGCAGAATCTGAATTGTTGATTTGGTATTGATGATGGTCTTTGTTGCAAAAGTTGTGCAAACGGTTCACCATTGCGTGATGCGGTGTCGTAACTTACAACTTCAAATGTTGCTGGTTTTCGATATTCTAACCACACCAAATTCAAATTCCACCGATGGTCGCATTCATTGATAAAGTCAAGTGTTTGTGGCATCTCCTTTCCAGTATTTTGAAAGGTCACAAGATACTCACCACCTTCGTCAATCAATCGTTTTGTCATATAAGCTGAAGTGCGACCACCGCTGAAATTTATGATGTTAGACATTGTATCCCAATTGTTGCTGAACTCTGATTTGAGATTTGTGCCTTAGAATATAATTGTTACCACGCAATTCTTCGTTCTCTTCCTGATGCTTTGCCCTCCATCGTCTAATTGTTTCCGGTGATGGCAATCGCTTTGCTTCAAACTCCGTGAAGAAATCCTTCCCGTCACACAATCTGCGATAAATAACTGACATCAATTTAATGTCGCAATCCCTTGTTTCGGGTTTGTGTTGCAGTAAGTATGCAACCATATCTTTTGTATTCATCATTGTCGGTCTATAAAGTTGGCGTAATAGATGGCATCCGTTTCGTTCTCAAAGGTTGCGAGAAGTTCTCCAGCGAAGTATACACGCCACTTGATTATCTCATTTATTGACGCTCTTACCACGAGTGCTTTGATTTTTGTCATCGTTTAGTTCTTTTAAAAAGTTCGCTTGTAGTTCCCAAGTTTTCGCACGATCATTGGCTTCTGCAATCTTTGACCTGATCTCCAATAGTTCGGTTTCATAATCCCAAATCAAACGATTCTTGTTTGAGATTTTTTCAAGTAGCTCATCTTCTCGCTCGGTTGTTTTGTGCAACTGGAGAAGGGTGATGACAAATAAGATTGCCATTCCGATAATTAAGTAGTTTTGTATCATTTGCTTTTTCCTTTATAAAATTTGTGTTTGTAGATTGCCTTCGTGTAGGTATCAAATTCGGGGATGTAGTTGTCCCTTTCAAATTCATACGGTGATGCTTCAGGCAATTTGTCAAAGTCATTGAAGTATTGTTTCAACTTCCAGTACACGAACATCACCGCAATGGTGATGGGTGTGATTACGAGTAAGAATATCAAGTCCATAAATCAAAATAACAAATTAACTTTCATAATAACAAATTTATTTTATAGTTGAATTGGTGAACGAACCATTTATTTAGTAATTGACAAAAATAGTTCTCCAGCCGCAGCCAACTTCTCATCAATGATTTCTTGAATGTCCTCCTCCAAAGTGATCAATGTGCTTGTCATCTTTTTGCCGTGTGGCATTCTTGGATCATAACTCACGAAATACGCTTCTTCCATTTCCGTTGCAATCAAACCCATTTGAACTTGCCAATAGTATTCAGGGCGTTTTGATTTGAATTGCTCATTGTTGGTAATTAAAAAGTTCTGAAGGTGGTTTCCGCTATTGAAAGGGCATTTGATTTCAACCAATTGTGTACCAAGTGCATCAGGTGAATATCCACCCCATTCTCCATAAGTGATGAAGGTGTATGTTTCTGCACCATAGTAAGTGTAAAATTCTTCTGAATCTTGGGCAAAGTATTGGAACGCTTCTTTCTCGTGTTCCTTTCCCCAATCCAAAGCACGACCATACATCTCCGCTTTTTGTCCGGTTAGGTATTCCGCTGCCTTTTCAAAGATAAATGTCTTCGCCGTTTCTGAGAGATACTCCGATTTGTTTTTCGGAGTTCCCATCAGTTTGTGAATTTCAGATGCCGTGAAACGAGAGCTTCTCAATTGATGCCAATCGTCTTCGGTCAAATTAGTGTGAATAGTTGGAAGTTGAAGTTTCATTTCTCGCCAATTAAAAGTTTCTGATTGACTGGAGATACTTCAAACTTCGTGGTGATGTCGGTCATCAATCCACCCGTCTTCAAATGCTCAACGGCTTTTGCCCAACTTGGGTGCTTTGG